TGGGCTAATTGAAAGCGTTCAAATGCTTGCCCAACACTCCTGCGGTCTACGGAGTGCAGCACTCGGGGAGGCGACAGGCAAACCCGTATCGCGAGTGCTAGACCGATCTCACCCCACCCCGTTATCTTGAGTGGAGCCCCCCTTCTAATTAGGTCAACCTTCATAATTGGCACATGTGCTGCCCCCACGGTCCGTTCGTGGGGCCCTCCCCGCTCTAGGGAGGGGGCCGCCAGCTCAAGGGTAAGCTGGCGTGAAAGTCCTGGAAGTTGTCGAAGGAGTCAAAATCCCAACTGTACGTCTCGAACATCAAAATCTCATTCTCGCTCGCGCCGCAACAAACTTGTTCTAAGTTCTCTCTCTCTTTCGGCAGGCTGATCAGCTGGTTCTGCCTCTCCAGATCCTTGTTAATCGCATCAAAGGACCAGCCCTCTTCTCCTTTCGTTCTCATTGACATCTCTCTGTCATGAAATTCACGAGTGGTCATCAGCTCCTGTGCTAGGTTCTGGTACTTCCTGGAGATCGTCGGGTAGATTCCAGCGAAATCGTGGGCTCGTGCAATGGCGGAGGCAGCGGCAAGGTCCTTAACTGCTCTGACCTCACCTCTCTTGGCGGCAGCAATGATTCCCGGGGAGCATGACACTCCGCTGTTCTTCATTGCCCGTGGCACCTCTGGGGCGTAGAAACCCGTGGGCACGCCCTCCTTGCAAGCGATGTGGTAACCACAGAAGGTCGCAACTTTGTCAACGAAGACGATTTTCATCCGAAAACCCATCCGCTGCCACCAGGCCAAGTACTCCTTCGCAAGAGCGGAGTCCTCAGTCATCTTTGGCCACAGTGCGCAGATGCTATCATCTCCTTCAAAAGCTGCCAGCCACCATCTGAGAGTTCCGGTGACGTCGAGGGCTTTCACACACTCTGGGTTGAGCATGCGCTCAGGCTCCCTAAACACGGAGCATGCCCAAAGTACGAAATTGCACCACCAGTTTAAACAACTGGTCCCCCGATGGCCAGACCTCCTGATGGCCTCAATGTACTCCACCTTGATGGCGTCTATCTGCTCGAACTTCTCCTTAAAGAAGAGTTTGAGCTTGGCCTGCGTGTTGGCGTGATGGTGTGCCTTCATCCAAGACTCGGGTGCGACACCATACTTGACCAACACCTGCATAATATGCCACAACACAGGATTTTCGACTAGGTCGCGTACCTCCTTGCGGCAACATGCATCCCAGGCTGACCCATCGCCCTCTATGAGGGCAGCGTGCTCTCCTTTGACCTCCCGTGAGAGACTATTCACCACACGGCCGATCGCGTCCCTCTTGCCGAGGTGCTTTATCGAACGGCTCTCTTGGTGCTCAAACAGGAGGTCCTCAAAGCACTTTATCACCGCGAGGGCCATCAACTGGCCCTCGTCCCCATCGGCTATAATGAGCCGAGGGGGCTTGTTGGACGGCATCGGCTCAGCCTTGATTGAGGCGCACATCTTCCATGGTCCGGCCTCGGCTTTGGTGTAAAGATTGGCCAAGCCATTCTCCAGCCGCTTGTTGGACCACTTCCCGGACTTCATTTCACTGAAGTCGAAGTGCTTCTGAGCCCATGCCTCGATCTGTGCGGTGCTCCAGATCTGGCGGCCATTCCACTTGTCGCTAATGGCCTCCCGCACTAGCTTCCCGATCTTCTTCTTGTCCTCTGGAGTTGCCTCAAAAGGGACCTTCTTGGCATTGATCCGCTCCTCAATCGCTCCCTTTACATTGTTGTGGGAGTTGGAAAAAACCTGAGGTTTGTCTGGTATTGGCGCGGTCAACACCCCCACGATTTGCTTCTCATCCACTTTCTCCTTTTTCCACTCTTGCCCTACCACCAAATTTATTCCCTCCTTGGTCTTCACCAAGTTGTTTGTGCCCTCGTTTGCAATGATGTCGGCACACTCCGGGTTCTTCCCCCCATGCTCATTTGTGTCAGTACACGCAATTGGACTTTCTCCCAGAGCCGGCTTCTCCTCCACGGGTGAAGGCGGTTCGGCTGGTGGTGGAAGAGGTGGTTCCGTTCCAGTCTCCGGGTTGGGCGTGTCGGGGGGGGGCGGCTCTGTTGGTGGTGGGAGAGGTGCCTCGTCCAAAAATGACTCAACACTCTCATGCTCAACTGTGAGGAATGACTCTACACTCTCATAATCGCTTACAAACTCCTCGAGACTCGTGCGCAGTGTCTCAAGTGGATGCCCGTCTTTCCCCTCGGTTGGAATTTCTTCAAGAGCCGGCTTGGGTGGAACCCTGTTCTCATCCACCCATCGCTGCTGTGCGCGTGTAAAATTGCCTGGGGGCCGATGCGGATAGCCTGGGCGAGCCGACAACGGCATCCCCAATGCTTCCATACACATCTCTTCGGTTATGATGGGCCGACGGTCCATCAACTGTCCCAGACGCATCCCAGCACTGTAGCTCTTTTCACCAATGGCCTGATAGCATCCTTCCATTCCTCGTATAAGCGGACATTTATCGTCTGGCGGCGCTGCATCTCCTCCTTGGAAAAACTTCCCCGCAGCAGCTGGATCTAACGCTCTCCTGTCATAATCGCCCCACACCAGCGTGGTCCTCAGCTTCTTCGACTCGCATGGTCTCCACCATCTCCTACGGACCTCGGCGTGTCCTTGTTGCCAACGTGCTAGCATGGGTGGCACGAGGGCCCTCAAAGCAGTATGCTCCAAAGACCCTGTTTGCCACACACTCATGGCTGTTTGTTGCATGTTGCCATGTATGGTTTCGACCTTCGTACCATTGTACGTCCCGTGCGCCCCAAGGTGGAGGAGCTTTGGGATTTCTTCTTGTTTGAGCACCACAGTGGTACGTCGAAACTTGGCAGCACAGCATGTCTTCAGCCTCGGACAACAACCAAGATCCTCCCACAGGACCTTGTCCCATGTGGTTAGTTCCCATTCGCCCTTCCTCTTCAGCGCCGCGTGGCGCATTTGCTCAGATATCTGGTAGGGCAATTGGAACTGAGTCGACGCCGGATAGTCGATCATGACGCGGGTCTGTAGCAACAAAGCAAGCTTTGCCAGGGGTAGACCACCTCCCCTCACCGATGCCTATCTCAAACGGGAGTCGCTTGAG